GAAGCCATGTCCGCTGTAAATGTTGCCATCTCTGGTTCCTCCTAATTGCAAAATCTTTCACATTGTCCGCTTTTTCTGCGGAAATTCATCTCGTCTACATCCTGTGGTGGCAACGGAGATTCTCCACCACCGAAGGAATCCAGTAGTCTCCTTATCCTGAGCCGAAGAATGCGCGGCTGGTTCTGGCCCTCTAGGACGATGACTCCAGAATGCGAATTGTAGCCAACAGGCTTGCGGCCGATGGATTCCAAGTAGCGTTCAGCCGTGTAAAACCATCGATGCGGGCTTGTTGATGGGGATGGTGGTTGGAATTCGATTGAATATTTCACTCTCTGGGTCCTCCTGAAATTGCGGGCTTGCCTGCCAGATGCCATCTCTCCCGAAGGTTTAGGAAGCACCCCGCTTGCCCAAGGCGGGGTTGCCGCTCCTTCTAACTACCGCCAAACTGCGCTGCCTCCGCCTTGCCAAATACCGGCTCCGCCCTGTGCTGTTTTCCGTCCCAATATACCGCAAGCACGCCGCCGGGCTTTACCATATCCGCATCTTCCGGCTCTCCACGGAACTGGTGATCGGTGAAATTCTGCAATGCCGCCACATTCGAGGTGTGGCAGATCATCAACGTCAACGGCTGATCGCCTGCTCCCAACACAGCCTTGAAGAAAGCAAATTGGCGATCCTCGAATGCGTCCAGGCTCTCTCCATCGGGAATGCAAACATCACGCTGCTCGACAAACAGCTTCAATGCCGGATGAAATTCTTTCTTCGACCGGCCTGAAAATACACCGAGCCGCCACGGGAAAAGACCCCGATGCTGGTAGACCTCCAACTTATGCGGTTTGGCCGCAATATCCGCCGTAACAAACGCCCTCAGCAACGGAGAACTCAGAACGCGCTTGATCGGAAACTTCGACAGAAACCGCGCCGCATCTTTGGCCTGCTGAATCCCTGTCGGAGCTAACGGAACATCGAGCCAGCTACGATAGCATCCGTCGCGATTTAAATCCGTCTCGCCATGCCTCAGTATCAGTGCAACCAGTTTTTCTTTCACAGCCTGCGCCCCTTGATCTTGGTCGATACCTCGCTGACCGGCGTATAGACCCGCGTCTCCTGCTCGACCTCATGCGGCGCATTCAAGTCTTCCGGCTTGGTCTGTATTCCAGCCTGAAGCTGAAGAACTTGCGCCTGCTGTTCCGGTGAGAGCTTACCTGTGATGTTGATCTTGGGCGGCGGAGCTTGCGGCTTCGCCAGCTTCTCAGCCATAGCTGCATGGCCATCGTAGTAGAGCGAGATGTTCATCCACTTCTTAGCGGCCTTTGGATCACGCGGAGCAAGCCTGCGCAATGCCCTTCCCTCCGAATCCTGCATCCACGCAAACACGGTCGCCTTGATGGTTGCATGATCTTCGTCGTCCTTCTCACTCACCGGCACATAAGGCAGAAATTGCGGTGTCTGCTGCAACTGCTGTTGCAACTGCTGAATCTGTTGCTGCATCTGCTCCCCGGCCTGAATGTGCTCCTCTACAGGCGGTTGCCCTTGTGCCAGAAGTGTCTCTGCTGCAACCTGCAACTTTTCATGCTCTGCACCCAACTGCTGCAATTCGTCGTTCAACTGCACGTAATCTGGGTTTTCCAGCGGCTCCGTACTGAGTAGCGTCTCAATGTCTTCAAGCGCACCATCCTCGGAGTTCGCCTCATCAATGGTGATGACATCCTGCAAGTCGAGTCCGTTGATGATCTCCCGCGCATTCGATGGTGTACCGATCAATCCTGCAATCTGCGGATTGGTCTGCGCCATATCGAGAATCTGTACGATCTTGGCCTGACGCTGACTCCCGCTTTCTGGGATCTGTCCGCTAGTCTCCGGTGAGCATTCAAAATCGCCCTTCATCAGCGCGGGATTGACGGTAATATCGCCCTCACCGGGAACCGTGTCGCTCAACTCTTCATTGCCGTTTCGCGCACAGCACTTTGCCGCTTGCTCAACGGCTTTCGCAATGACTCGGTTTCCTTCATTCCAGACCGGCCCAAATCGCTCCAAGCTCTGTTGCAAGCGAATCTGCGTCGCCCCTACGGTATTATCCTGCCCTTCCCCTCCGCCGAACAATGCAGGAGTCGCACCATCAATCGACTGGATCAGCGGCCCCACATACCACTGAAACATGGTGTCCATGCCGGGAATCGGCGTTGGCTGCGGCGTAGACCCAACCACATCTGCCATCGACTGTCCCTCATCGAGGGCCACCGAAAGAAACCGCCGTGGATCAGATTCAAGCTGATTCACCGCTTCGGCATCGAACGCCTTGTCCTCCAGCAACGTCATCGCAATCGAGCCGCGAATGTACCTGTCCCATAGATCGGCCCAGATGTTGATGCGCTTCTGAATAGGGAGGTCGCCAGTCCCCAACGCCCTGCGGCTCTGCCCAAAGCCTCTGGTATACATCCCCAACTCAAGATGATCGTCTATCGACTCCGACCACGCGCAGCACAACTCTGTCCCGGCGAACACCCCAAAGAACCCATCGGGAAAGTTCTGCAACAGGAAGTCGCGCTGCGAGTCCGTTATCGAGTCGTCATAGAACATCCCTGGACGGAACCACGCATAGCCCATTGTCGTCTCGCGGATGCCCTCTGTTCCGCTTACATACCGCCCTGCCAAGCCAATGCGCGTATTGATCCTGGCAATACGCTCAAACTCCAACTCTCCCGATCCGCCCCATGCAGGCTTGATCTTCTTTCCCATCCACGGATAGACCGCCCGTGCTACCGCGTAATCAATCTCCTCAAAGCACAGAGCATAGCTCCAATCGCGGAGTTTATCGGCCATCATCGGCCCTTTAGTCTCCAACACTCCAAAGACTTTGCTCAACTCGCGTCTGACCGGCCCCTGCGCTCCAGTTCCCCACCGCGCATCCGCCCATGTCGCCGTCCACACAAGCGACCGGCAATCCGTCCATCCCGCAAGGAAGAAGTCTCGTTGTAGATTCGGGTTTGCCTTCTCATGGAGGTACTTGTACTTATTGCACTCATCCGCCCCCGCAACATCGGGAGGGTTCTTCGACTTGCGCGGCGCAAACGTCACCTTGATCTTGCCGCGATTCAATGCCCCGGTAGCAATGTCGCCCTGCGCACTGAAGATGTTGGTTGCATACAAATTGCGGTCGTCAGCATCCGCAATCCCGTTGCCATTCTGTGATGTGCTGTTCGCTCCGTATATCTGCCATGCACCCGTTCCGCGCTCCGACTTCAAGTACTGGTGCTGGCGGTCGAAGTGCCGCATCTCCCACGTCTCCAGCACCTGATACCGCCGCGCAGCCTCGTCTGCCATCGCGCATTTTTCAAACAGGCTCTTCAGCACTGGAATGATGGTCTGGTCTTTGAAGTCTGCTGGTTTCCATACCTGTGCATCCGTGATGAGACACGGGGCCAGTTCACCCGGCTGGTACTCCTCAGCCGCTGGCGGTGCATCTGTGCTTACGGATTCGGCAGTTTGGATGTCTTCAGGCATTCAATCTCCCCGGATAAGCCGATCTTTCTAACCCCATATAGCTCATGTCATATACGGACACAGTCCAATAACGCAATCCATAAATAACTGAATCATTAGGAGCCGGAATAGGCTCTGGTGCATCGCTGTATCCGCAAGCGATGTTGATTGGAATTGCAGCGGCGAGAACCGCGATGGTAATAAGCCCCAAGAACCCGCGTCTAGTCGTTCTCATAAACTATCCCATCGAAGGAATCTGCATTGGGGCCGCAGCGGTCGCCATCTTGCCGCCATCGCCGCCCGGTTGCTGGTCATCGCCGCCGCCCATCGCCTGCTCCACGTCGTCAGCCGTATAGCCCATCTGTTGCAGCTTGTCGATACACTGCATCGCTTCGGGGTTCTGGTCAATCGGCTGTGGGGATGAACCCGGATGGCTCGAAGGATCGCTCGACGCGGTAGAATCCATGCTCGGTGGTGTGTTCGCCTGCATCTGGTAATCGCTGCCCTTGTATGCCATCTTTCCTCCGTAAACGACCGACCTCTCTGTCTACGATAGCACGAGCATGTCCCTTGCTATGCGGCAGTCCCATCGCCTTCAACCGAATCTGTGCTCCCCGCAACAGGTCGCTGCGGAATCCTCGGTGGTTCGTCTTCTCTGGTGTCATTGGTTCTCTCCGCTGCTCTTGTTGCATCCCAGCCTATTGGCATCGGCACAGTACGCTTTGCCGGTTCAGGGCTTGGGAACCTTGCCACTATAGGGCGCTTCACATCCACCAACGCAGTCTGTAGAACATCCACCCTGCGACGTTCCTGCGCCAGTTGCGCTTTGAGATAGTCGATCTCAGACAGCAGATGCGTTCGCATCGGGAAGAGGAATGCGGCAATGTCAGACAGTTTCATATCGCCTCGCAACACACTTGGGGCATTCTGCCGTTGTCGTCGGCATTGAGTTGGGAGTCCACGGTGTGAGCGGCTCGCCTTTGAAGTTGTGTCCGCAAGCGTATCTCAATCTCGCCTCCAACTCGGCCTCACTATCGGCCTTTCCTGCTTCTTCTGTTGCGCCCAAACATGCTGCGCTGCGATCATCATACGCTGAGGAGGCGTCGCTGTCGCCATCTTTTCAATATACACGTCCGTATCCGTCTTTTTCTTTGGACTCAGCATCGACTTGCACAGATACCGGCACATGTCCCCCAAGTCCATCTCCAGCTTCGCCGCACCCTTGTCCGTCTTCAACACATCGTCCAGGTTCTTCGGGTCACGCAACAATAGCGGTATCGCCTTCAGCAACTCCGGGCACTCCGAGCTAATTACCAACGCGTCGTCGTACTGGAACCGCTTGCCGTCCTTGTCCACACCCCATCCGCACCCCTTTGCAGCCTTGAACAGCGATCCCATCAATCCCCACCCACCCTTGCGGTCATTGTCGGCCTTCTGTGCTCCCACCACCCCAGCCTTGCGAAGCACCCGGCTCTGCTGATTGCCAATCGAGTTCGGCTCATCCGTCACCTCTTCTGGGCTGAGGAAGTACGACTTAATCTTGTCACGCTCATCCGCCAACATGCAGTCGAGCATGTCCTGAGCGACTTCAGGTGCTTCCTTCTCGTTGCACACCATCTCCCGATAGATGCACGTCAGGTTG